CCCAGTTGGCCCCGTCCCAGGTCCACGGCACGATCTGCTTGCGCTGCCCTGCCGGGTCGTATCTGGCGACGTAGCCGAGGGTTTCGCCGTTGCCGTCGAAGTACGTCCAGCGTGCGCTCGGCGCGCCGTATAGCGGGTGTACACACTCGCAGTCCGCCACGGCTTCCGGGACAGGCGTCACGACGGTTCTGGGGGGTTTCGTCGGTTTCGTCGGTCGCGTCGGGGGTGCCTGCGGCGCGTCGTCCAGTTCCCGGTAGGCCTCCGCCATCGGCAGTTCGTGGATCGCCGCGTAGAGCGAGATCAGATCCCCGCCCCGGTCGCTGGTGGCGAAATCGGCCCACTTGCCGCTCAGCAGGTTGACCGACAGCGAGGCGCCCTCGCCGCCCGCCAGATCGCCACAGACCCATTCGTGGCCTCTGCGGCGTCCGCCGGGGAGCCACTGCGGAACGAGGGTTTCGGAGGAGATGAGCAGGCGCTGCGCCAGTCCTGTGAAGTCGAGTTTCATGCGTCCCCCAGCAGCCTGACGGCATCGTCCACACTGCGGCAAACCCCAGCCACGCCCCCGGCGGCGCGGATCTGCTGAAGGAACTCCTCCTGCCCGGGCCTCATGCGGCCGGTGCGCGACTTGACCTCAATGGCCAGCGTCCTGCCGTCTTTCAGCGTGCCCATGATGTCCGACATCCCACGCGCGGTGTTGGCGCGTATGTAGCGCACGCTGCCGTCTCGGTTGCGCTCTTGAAATGTGCCGGAGTTCTGCCGCCAGCACATTGCCACGCGCGGGTGCCGGTGCAGCATCTGGATAATCGCCCGCAGGATCTCCGCTTCGCTGGGCTGGCGCACCTCGTCTGGCGCAGGCTCGCGCCTCGGGCGTTTCTTTGGTTCCGGCGGGATCGGGAGTTCCCGCGCTGGTTTCCCGCTCAGTGCGGCGTACAGCGCCTCGGTTTTCTGGTTGCGGAGCATCTGCTCGCGCAGGGTTCGTCTGCCTCGTTCGGTCATGCGTCAGTCTCCACAGGTGCGTCACGCAGGCTCAACTGCAGCACTGCGCTCGGGTCATAAGCCATCGGGAAGTTTTTGCGCATGTACAAGTTCAGCGCATATTCCGATAGGCTGCTCACCGTTCGGCCAGTCAGTGCGGCGACTTTTTGCGCCGCAGCGAGCGTTTCCGGGGAAAACCGCGTTGTCACGGTTCGCGTTCTGGTTGCGGTCTTCATGCTGCCAACCTCATAAAAACGCTGGACCAGACGTCCTGCGGATCATTGCGCCATGTCTTGCGCATCCAAATCTGCGCCACGTTGCCCTTTGGCAAACCGCTCATCCGCACGGCCTCCATCAGACTGTTGCAGGCCCTGATGCGGCGCACCATCTCCCAGGTGATCTTCGACCGAGACTGCCTGACGAGCGCCATCTTCGCGCTCCAGGCTTCGCCGCCCGGGCGCCTGCCGGCCGCGATTGCTTGGTTTTGCGTCACCGATCTGGTGACCATCGCAACGTGCGCCGGGTTGCAGCAGCCGCGCGTCCCGCAGGTGCTGGATGCCACCATGTTAGCGGGGGGCTCCGCGTCGTTCATTTCCCGCCAGATCAGCCTGCGCAGATAGGCACGCTTGCCCTTGTAGTACACGACAGGCGCGCCGGATTCCGTCACTACGCCGCGCCAGATCAGGCAGTCGCCCTCGCCCTCGACGGTGTTGTTTTCGAGTCGGGTCTTCAGCCACTCGCTGAGGTTCCGCTTCCGGCCCTTTTCCTGCTTTTCCTTCGCCGCCACCTGCGGCGGCTCCATGTCCGTCGGCATCCACACCGACATGCGCCCATTGTTCTCGACGCGCACATAGCCCGCGTAACGCATGTTTTGCAGCGACGAGCGCACCGTCTTTTTGGGCATGTCGCCCAAGTGCTGCATCAGCATCGAAAGCGTTGCCGGCTGCTCGCGCCGCACGACCTCCAGCACCCGCTGGTTCGTTCGCCCCAGTTTCACTGTCCACTCCTGTTGTTGTCGGGGGCGCAATCATGCCATGCTTGCCGAGGCACGCAAAGCCCGCGTGAAACAGTGGGTCATTGAGTGAAGTTGCGTTGACTTGCGTAGTCGATCGTGGCAACATTCGCCCGTCCCCACACAACACAGGAGCAGACGATGAGGACAAGCCACTGGTACTACGACCCTGACTACGGCCCGTACACGGGTCACCCGCACGATCCCAGAACCGACCACGACGGCGTGGACCTCGACCTGGAGGCCGCGAAGGACGAGATCGCTCGGACGCCGCTGTTCGTGACTGACTGGCTCGCTCATGAGGCGACCACTGACGAGACGCCCCTTGACCTGCAGGCCGTGCCGGCCGAACTGCAGCAGGCCACTGCTGATCAGTTGATCGCCCTGGTGTTTGCCGGTCACATCGACCGCATCGTGCCCGCAGTGTACGAATTGCGCGTGCGCTATCTGCGGGCCAAGGACGGCGACATTACCTCGCGTGCTTGGGAAAAGTACGAGGACGAGATCAAGCGCGCTGATTTTGACGACAACCACTTCTGGTTCTGAAGGAGACCGCAGCATGATCCTCGAAACCGCAGACCAGCGATCCGACGACTGGTACGCCGCCCGCTGCGGCAAGGCCACCGCCAGCCGATTCAAGGACGCAATGGCCACGCTCAAAAACGGCCAGCCAGCGCAGGCCGCGAAGGACTACCTGGCGGAACTCGTCGTCGAGCGCCTGACCGGCCAGCCCGTCCAGAAGTTCACCAACGCCGCCATGCAGTGGGGCACCGAGCAGGAAGCCGCTGCCAGAGCCGCCTACGAGGCCCGCACGGGCATCGAGGTTGAGGAGACGGGCTTCGTCGCCCACGACACCCTGTATGCCGGCTGCAGCCCCGACGGCTTGGTGGACTGGGACGGGCTCATCGAGATCAAGTGCCCGTACAACACGGGCGTCCACATTGAAACCCTGCTGTCTGGCATGTCTGCGGATCACATGCCGCAGGTACAGGGCCAGATGTGGATCACTGGCAGGCAGTGGTGCGATTTTGTGAGCTACGACCCGCGTATGCCCGAGCCGCTGCAGTTGTACGTCCAGCGCATTCCCCGTGATGCGGCGTTTGTCGCCGACCTCGAAAGCCGCATCACTTCGTTCTTGTCAGAGGTCGGCAGCAAAGTCGAGGCGCTGCGGCGCCTTGCGGAAGGAAAAAAATGAGCGAAAAGAAGCGCACCTACACGCGCGTGATGAAGGCGTGGACCGTGATGGACGCGGAGGGCAACGAGCGTCTGGTGCGGGCCTACACCGCCGCCGACGTGCTGCGCCACGTCACGCCGCAGTTCGTCATCACCCCGGCCACGCACGACGACATCATCTCGCTGATGGCATCGGGTGTCATGGTGGAAACCGTGGGCCTGCCCGAGGCCGTCCCGGCAGAAGCCGCTGGCCTGACTGACTGATCACCACAGGGGCGGTTCGCCGCCCCGGAAAGCACACTATGAGCACCGCATTGATCCCCGTCGACCAAGTCGAGCGCATGGCAATTGCCGTCGCCAAGTCTGGCCTGTTCGGCGTCCGCACCCCAGACCAGGCGATGGCCCTGATGCTGATCGCCCAGGCCGAGGGCCTGCACCCGGCGATCGCCGCCAGGGACTATCACGTCATCAACAACCGGCCCACGCTGCGCGCTGATGCCATGCTGGCGCGGTTCCAGGCCGCAGGCGGCAAGGTTGAGTGGGGCGAGTACACCGACACGCGCGTGGTCGGTACGTTCGCGCACCCGCAGGGTGGCAGCGTTCGCATCGAATGGACGACCAAGATGGCGCAGGACGCAGGCCTGACCCGCAACCCGACGTGGAAGTCCTACCCGCGCCAGATGCTGCGCGCTAGGTGCATTTCGGAAGGCATCCGCACCATTTACCCCGGCGTCACTGTGGGCACCTACACGCCCGAGGAGGCCGCAGATATGGAACCCGTCCGCACGCAGCCAGCACCGCCGCCGCTGGTTGAGGAAGTCCCGCCACCCGCCACGGTGGACGTGGACAAACTGGTGAAAACCATCCAATCTGCCGCCACGCTGGAGTTCCTCGAACTGCTGCGCCCCGACATGCGCCGTGTGCCCAAGGGCAAGGACCGCGACCGCGTGGTAGCCGCAGTGCAGCGCCGCGCCGACGAGATCCGCGCCGAGAAGGCCCCGCCTGTGGACGCCGAGATCCGCGCCGAGCAGGCCCCGCCTGTGGACGCGGAGATCGTTGATGCAGAGGAGGGTGCGGTATGACGGAGGAAAAACTGCTGACAGCGGAGGAGCTCGCCGAGCGATGGGTAGTCGCCGTTCGCACGCTGGAAGGCTGGAGGAACGCAGGCAAAGGCCCGGTGTGGCTGAAGATCGGCGGGCAGATCCGCTACAGGCTCGCTGACGTTCTGGCTTACGAAGCGGAGGCCGAGCGATGAACACCAGAATGCTGCGCCGCGCGCGCGCCCTGTGGGCATCCGGCGACCGCCGGACGGATCGGCACAACACCCGGCA